GGTTGAGGTCAACCTTGAGCGCATTCCGCCCAACGAGGACATCACTCAGCTTTCACCGTGGAAGATTTGGCAGGTAACGAACGACCCGCTTGGGTCCAGCGCTCCGGCAATTCGGTTCACGCAGCCTGATTCACGGGCGTCTGAACTTGTTGCCGTGTATGAGAAGTTCAGCCGCCTTGCTGACGATCACTCCGGTATCCCTGCATACGTCTACGGTGATCTTGATGTGAAAGGTGCGGGGCGTACTTCGTCCGGCCTCTCAATGCTCATGGGCGCTGCGGGCAAGGGTATCCGGCAGGTTGTCATGCACATCGACACCAGCATCATCAAGCCGGTCGTGGAGCGGCAGTTTGTCTACAACATGCGCTACGACGCTGATGAGTCGATCAAGGGTGACGTTGAGGTTGTCGCCAAGGGTGCCATCAATCTGGCAGTCAAGGAGACGGTCAACATTCGCCGCATTGAGTTCTTGAATGCGACGGCGAATCCCTTCGACATTGAAATTGTCGGTAAGTCTGGACGAGCGGCGCTTCTCCGCGAAGTCGCCAAGGGTCTCCAGATGCCCGTGGACGAGATCGTCCCGTCCGTCGAGAAGGTTGAATACCAAGGCAAGATGCAAGCTACGATGGCCGCTGCGGACCAGCAAATGCAACCGGGGCAACCCGCCCCTACTAACCCCGCAGGCGAGGCCAAGGGCGGAATGGAAGCCAATATGGTAATGAATCGCGGTAGTGGGAGGGCAGCATGATTAAGCCCGAGCCCAATATCGTGAAAGCAATGGCTGTGATGGTACGTCAGTACCCAGAGCTATTGGAGTGGCTTGAAGGTTGGAGACTCCATGAATTGGAGCAACTTCCAAGCGCAATCAGCGGTACGGCAGTGTTACAGGGGCGCTGCCAAGTACTGGGTGAACTATGCAAGTTCGCCAAAAATTCCCCTGCCCTAGCGGCAAAGCAATAACGCTCGCCGTCTAATCACGCACACCGATAAGGAGCGTTCACATGGCCCTTCCAGAGCAAATTCGTAAACAGACTGCGGCTGTACAGGAACTCTACAAGCAGCTTAACGGGGAGAATTCGGGCGAAACCGCCGACGCTTCTCCTGCGCCTGAAGTTGCTGCGAGCACTTCCTCGCCTGCCGACACGCCATCTGTTTCGGATGAAGCTGCTCCTTCCCCGGCAGTTGAGCAGAGAGTCGGGGATGATAAAGTCCCGGAAGAAACCGTCCTGCAGAAGTACAAGACTCTGCAGGGCATGTACAACGCTGAAGTTCCCCGACTGCACCAGCAGAATCGGGAAATGCAGCAGCGCATACAGCAGATGGAACAGTTGTTGTCGTCCGTCTCATCGCAGCAGCCCGCCGCTTCAAGTCCTGCCAAGCCGGTTGAGAAACTGGTGTCGGACAAGGATGTTGAGGAATACGGTGAGTCACTCGATGTGATGCGCAGGGTCAGTCGTGAGGAGCTTAACCCGCTCTTCTCCCGCCTTGCACAGATGGAGGACGTTCTCAGGCAGATGCACGCCAATGTGGTTCCGCAGGTTCAAGCGGTTGCCAAGCACCAGCAGCAGTCTGTCGAGCAGCGATTCTGGTCTGATCTGAGCGAAGCAGTGTCGAACTGGCGAGAGATCAACGACGATCAGGATTTCCAGTCTTGGTTGCTTGATGTTGATCCTCTGACGGGCATCACTCGTCAGACGTACTTGGAAGATGCCCAGCGAGCACTTGATGCCCGCCGGGTAGCGAATTTCTTCCGGACATGGCTTGAGAAATCTGGACAAGCCTCTGTTGCTCAACCCGTCGAGCGTGCTCCTCCCCCGGCTTCGTCTGAGTTGGAAAAGCAGGTTTCTCCCGGTCGCTCGCGTAGCGCCGGTACCGCGCAGTCCAGCAAAGGACGTATGTATACTCCTGCGGATATCGAAAAGTTCTTTAACGATGTTCGCGCTGGGAAGTACAAAGGCAGGGAGCAGGATCGCTCTCGCACTGAACGCGATATTTTCGCTGCACAGCGGGAAAATCGTATCCAATTCAATGCTTGATTAGAGGAATTCTAACATGTCTTATCCTGTGTCCCCGGGCCGCCCGAATTACAGCGGCAACTTCATTCCGGAAATCTGGAGTGGAAAGATGATCGAGAATTTCTACGATGCCACCGTGCTCGCAGCGATCTCGAATACCGACTACGAAGGTGAAATCCGCCAGTACGGCGATACGGTGAACATCCGTACGACCCCGGAAATCACCATCCGTGAGTACGTCAAGGGCCAGACCCTGACGGTCGAAAACCCGGACAAGCCGAAGATCCAGCTTGTCATCGACAAGGGCGAGTACTTCGCTTGCGTCGAGGACGACATCGACAAGGTGCAGTCCGACATCAACCTGATGGATACTTGGTCGAAGGACGCTTCCGAGCGTATGAAGATCAAGATCGACCAGCGCGTGCTGACCGATATTCTCCCGGGAATCTCCGCGTTCAACAAGGGCACAACGGCTGGTGAACAGTCGGCCTCGTTCAACCTCGGCACGACCGGCTCTCCGCTGACCGTGACGAAGGACGGTGCCAGCAGCACGACCCCGGTTGTGGATCTGCTTGTTGACCTCGGCACGGTGCTGGATGAAGCCAACTGCCCCGAACAGGGTCGGTTCGTTGTCATCCCGGCCAAGATGGCTAACCTGATCAAGAAGTCGGAACTGAAGGATGCTTCGCTCTCGGGCGACGGCACCTCGATGCTCCGTAATGGTCGGCTTGGCATGGTGGATCGTTTCACGATCTATGTCAGCCACAACCTGAACGTCTCGTCTGGCAAGTACAGCGTTATCGCTGGTACCAAGATGGGCTTCACCTTCGCGTCGCAGATGACGAACATGGAGACGATTCGTTCTGAATCGACCTTCGGTAACATCATCCGTGGCCTGCAGGTGTACGGCTATCAGGTTGTCAAGGGCGAGTCGCTCGCTCAGGCCGTCGTCTCGTTCTGATCTAGGAGTAAATCATTATGGCTGCTTATACTGACTCGCTTGGCTTTAACAAGGGTACGGCTGCGTACCCCGATGGCCATGGCATTTCCAAGTTCTCCGTTGTGCTCGACTTCGCCAAGATCGTTGCGGCGCGTACTGCGGCTGGGGCGACGGCGCTTGCGGCTGCTGATACCGTGCAGGTGATCTCTTTGCCTGCTGGCTCGGTTGTCCTCAGTGCGGGGCTCGTTGTCCTGTCGGCTGAGACGACCAACACCACGGCGACGTTCAGCTTCGGTTACACCGGAGCTTCGCCGTACGCGGTGGCTGCTTATGCCAGCGCGGTTGCGTCGAACAGCACTGGGTTGAAGGCGACGGATCTTGCCAATCCCTCGGTGATTGTGTCTGCCGACACGATTGACCTTCTGCTCAACACGGCGGTTCCGGCCAACTGTGTGGTGGAAGCGTTTGCGGTGGTCGTCAACGCCAACGCCTAATGGGATGGGGGGCTTCGGCCCCCCTCTCCAAGGAGAGAAGATCATGGGTGTTTATACTGGTATTGCGCAGGACAATGTGCGAATCAACAGTGGTAATGCGGTTCTGCAGGACCTGACTGTTACTGGGACGATGAGCGTTACTGGCAACGTTGCTGGTGGGGCTCCCGTCACTAAGACTGCATCGTTCACGGTTGCCACTGGTGAGAACTACATCGTCTGCAACGGCGCTGGTTCTATCTCTGTGACGCTTCCGACTCCCGCATCCTCGGTTGGGCGTGTTATCGTCATCAAGACGATTGCCGCTCAGACGGTGGTGTCGGCGTCGTCAATCGTCCAGCCTGCCAACTCTGCCACTCCGGGTACCGCTATTCTCGCGGGCACGGCTGGCGCGTGGGCTATGTTGGTGTGCAATGGCACCAACTGGGTCATCATGGCGTCGTAACAAGGTGGGGGCTTCGGCCCCCGCTTTTTTGGAGACTTGGATGACGGCGAAACGCATTCCTGAGCTTGATGCAATCACTGGTGCAAACACTGCCAGTGACGACATGCTTGTCGTCTACGACACGAGTGCAGGGGTTACCAAGCGAATTCTGCGTTCGCAGCTTGCTATAGGAATTGTAGGCGATCTCCCCTACACCCCTGCGGGTGGAATCTCAGCAAACACTATCCCGAACGCCATTGCAGAGTTGGACTCCGAGCTTCGTAGTGACGTAGCAGCAGTAACCAGTAGTCTTGCAGCTTCTGGTGGATCAGCACTTGTTGGCTTTCTTCAAGCTGGTACTGGTGCTGTAACTAGAACCGTACAGGCTAAACTTAGGGATGTCGTATACGTCACCGATTTTGGTGCAGACCCTTCAGGAGTGGCTGACTCCAGCACCGCTTTCCAGAACGCGATAAATACTGGCAAGACGGTGGTTATTCCTGACGGGACGTACAAGGTGAACAACCTTACGATGTCCACGTTGCAACAGCAGATTA